TAAGTGTTGCAACCGCTGTCACTAAAGTAAAACCTGGAGACAGAGTTTATTTAGATTGGCCAGAAGCAATGCCTGTTAATGTAGAAGGAAAAGCAGCTGCTATAATTGATGCAGAACACATCAAAGCAATACTATCGGAGGAATAATGTATAGGTATAAAGTAGAAGTTACACGAGTCGTAGACGGAGATACAGTAGATGTTGATATTGATTTAGGATTCGGAATGGTTTATAAAAAACAAAGAGTTCGAATGATGGGTATAGATACACCAGAAAGTAGAACAAGAAACTTAGAAGAAAAGTTTTATGGTAAAGCATCTAAAGCAAATCTAATTAAAATTTTAGATGGAAAAGAAATACAATTAGTATCACACGACAAGGGTAAGTTTGGTAGAATACTTGGAGAATTATTTATTGGAGATTCCAAGTATAGTGTTAACCAACAACAAATAGATGAACACCATGCAGTACCATACTTTGGCCAATCTAAAGAGGATACAGAACAAGGTCATCTTTGGAATAGAGCTGTACTAATTGAAAAAGACGGATTAATTTACGTTCCTAAATAAATGAAATTAACTATTTACATTATACCCAAACTGTGGTATAATATAACTATATTATGGAGAATATACTATGAAAGAATCTTTGAAAGTGCTACAAGAATGTGCGGAGTTACAAACACAAAAGTCTAACGATTATCAAAATCCAAATTCTAAAATAACTCAAGCAGATTATTATCCAAATGGTATCACTACCATTCATGACATTATGCATGCAAAAATGCTAAGAATGGCATCCGTTATGGAAGCTATGCAAAGTAATGAATATGAACCAAACTTCGAATCGCTCGAAGATTCAGCAAAAGATTTAATTAATTATGCATCATTCTTTGTTGCATATTGCAGACATGGTATTCCAGGTCAAGATAAAAACAAAGATGTCTTTGGAGGTAATAATGTATCAAGTAAATAATACAGCTGACATTGCTGAAGTATTTAAGAAACATTTAAAAGCTGGTAATTTTGTACAAGACAGAACCGGAGTAAAAACTATTGAAATAATTGGTGCTTCTTTTGTTGCAGATAAACCTGCAATATTTGGTGAACCAAATAAAGACTATATAGAAAAAGAATTAATGTGGTATGATAGACAATCAACTAATGTTTATGATATATATGGTCATGATAATCCACCTAAAGCTTGGCAATACGCTGCAAATAAACATGGTGAAATAAATTCTAATTATGGCCATTTAATTTATTCAGGTAAATATTTTAAACAGTATGATAAAGTATTAAATGATTTACTTAAAAATCCATCATCACGTAGAGCATGTATGGTTTATCAAAGACCAAGTATCTGGAAAGAATACAAAGAAAATGGTAAGAATGATTTTATTTGCACAAATGCTGTAACGTATTACATTAGAGATAATATGCTTCATGCCTCAGTGCAAATGAGAAGCAATGATGTTATTTTTGGATATCGAAATGATTATGCATGGCAAAGACATGTACAAGAAAAATTACAAGATGATTTATATTATAACGGAATTAAAACTGAATTAGGATATATTTATTGGCAAGTGCAAAATTTACATGTGTATGAAAGACACTTTGATTTAGTGAAATGAATAAAAGAGAAGAAGCACTAGTTATTACAATGGAAGAATGTGGTGAACTCATTCAAGCATGTAGTAAAGTCATAAGAACAAAAGAAGATACTAAATACATACGTAATTTACAAGATGAAATTGGTGATGTAATGTGTATGATTGAAATATTA